GCGAGCTGGCCACGTTGCCCGGCGAGCTGGCCTGACCGGCTGCCCGAGACCATCGAGCACTACCGCAGGCTGGTGACCTCGGGGTGAGCGTTATTGCCTATACGGCGATCTACGGCGGGTATGACCCACTGCACTCGCACATTGACCACCCGGACGTAGCCGAGTGGATCTGCTACACGGATGATCCCGAGCTGATCCATCCAGACTGGACCGTCATTGTCGAGCCTGCCCGATACGCGCACCCGAGACTTTCGGCCAAGTGGCGTAAGACGCATCCGCCCCTGCTGACTGACCGCTCGATCTGGCTCGACGGGTCGGTACAACCGATCAGTCCGCGATTTGTCACGGGATTTCTTGATCTGCTGGACGCTGGCGCAGATATGGCCATGTTCCGGCATCCGCAGCGTGACAACATCTTTGACGAAGTCGCCTACTCGGCAGGTATGCGCAAGTACGAAGGCCTGCCGATGGCTGCACAAGCGGCGGGATATGCGGCCCGGCGATCCGACGCGCGAGAGCTAGGGCTGTGGGCATCGACCACATTCGCCCGCGAGCACCGGCCTCACGTTCTGCAAATGGGTGCGGCTTGGCAGGCGCATTGCGAGCTGGCGACCTATCAAGATCAGCTCAGCTTGCCAGTCCTTATCGCTGATTACGGTGTGCACGTGCTGCCCGTCGATGCCGATCTGCTGAAGAATGATTGGTTTGTCTGGCATTGGGGAAAACATGCCAGCTTCGATTGATCTGTCTACCGTGGTGCGCATCGGCGAGGAGTATCACCTGCGCCTTGGTCGGTGGAGTGACCTGGGTCAACACATGCGCGGCCTGCATGACCTGGCGCTCGATTACGAAGATCCGACCGTGGTCGAGCTGGGAGTACGCGAGGGTGCCTCAACAATCGCGTTCCTGGACGCACTGACCAGTGTCGGGGGGCATCTGTACTCGATCGATATTGACCATCCCAAGGTGCCGATCTGGTGGGCCGACACAGGACTGTGGACGTTTCTTATTGGTGACGATGTCTCACCAGCCGTCATTGCTGAGATTCCGGAGCGGATCGACATCCTGTTTATCGACTCTTCGCACTACTACCAGCAGACGATCGATGAGCTCGACGCTTATGCCTATCGCGTTCGTCCGGGTGGCCTGATCCTGCTGCACGATACGGAGTTAAGCGTGCCGCCCGGCTGGACGGGCGACCCTTTCCCCGTTCGCCGAGCACTCGAAACATGGTGCCCGGTCAACGGATTCGAGTGGACAAACCGGCCCGGCGATTCCGGCCTAGGGATGATTCGACCATGAGTCAGGTTGTCTACGTCAGCGATAGTGAGCTGGCCACCCTTACGGACACCTTTGCCGTGACTGGCACTCCGACCGACCCGACAACGGTCAGTCTGGCCGTGACCGATCCGAACGCGGTTCTAACGACATATACCTATGCCGCTGGTGAGATCACCAAGACTGCCGTAGGCGCCTACCGAAAGACGATTCCCTCGGGTATCGCGGGCACCTGGTCCTACACGTGGACAGCAACCGGGACGGTAACCGCTACCGATACCGGCTCCTGGGTCATCGCCTCGACCGATCTTGGCAACCTCTACTTCACGGTTGCTTCGCTGAAGTCCCGGGTTGGCATCTCGCAGACGGACGTTAACAGCGATGCCGAGCTGCACGGTGCCTGCTACGCGGCGAGCCGTGCGATCGAGACCTACACTGATCGCACCTTCTACCAGAGCGCATCACAGGCTCGGACTTTCATCCCTCAGGGCTGGTATGAGCTGAGCCTGCCCGCCTTCTGCGAGCTGGTTTCGATCAGTGAGCTTGCTACGGATGATGCGGGAGACGGGACTTTCGAGACCGTCTGGGCCGCCAGCGATTATCAGCTCCTGCCGGTCAATCCGCAGGCGGCACCTGAGACGCGCCCGTACAACTGCCTGAGGGCGGTCGGTACGCATACTTTCCCACTCACCGTGCCGACGGTGCTCACCCGAATGGACCGGGTGCGCATTACCGGCACCTGGGGATGGCCAGCCGTGCCGAATGCGATCCGGCAGGCCGTGGCGATCCTTGCTGCCGAGACGTTCCGACTGAAAGACGCTCCGTTCGGCGTGGCTGGTTTCGGTGAATTCGGCGCCATCCGGATTAAGCAAAACCCAATGGTCGAGGCTTTCGCCGCGCCATATCAGCGCTACCCGATCAAGGTTGCGTGATGGCCACCATTGCCGTCATTCGCACGGCCATAGCCGCCTCACTGGTGGGCATCAAGGGTGTGCGCTGGTATGACCGCTACGATGGCCAGACCGTGCCGCCAGCGGGCATCGTGCGGCGCCTGAGCACCAACTATGGCGTTGACTTCGAAGGGTCGGATGACCATCGGTTCGGGGTGACTGTCTATCTACCCCTTGCCGATCAGCCCGCCTCTCAAGACCTGCTCGATGAGTTGCTGTCGACGTCCGGCGCCCGCTCGATCAAGACGGCTCTAGAGGTGGACGGCACGTTCGGTAGCGCGGTCTCATGGGCGAACGTCGAGAGCGTCAGCGAAGAAGGCGTAGCGACGCTGAGCGGTGTTGAGGTCATGGCCGCAACAATCATCTTGACGGTTGGTGACTGATGCGCTGGCTCATCGTGCATCCGGGCCCCGGCTTCTCCGTTGCCGACGTGTATACCGGATGGGTCGAGGGACTGCGGGCGATAGGTGAAACCGTCAGCGAGTTCAATCTTGGTGATCGCCTCGCGTTCTACGATTCCGTGTTGCTGCCGCTCGACGATGACAACAGGCAGTTTCGGAAGGCGCTGACCGGTGAGCAGGCGATCGAGCTTGCGGTCAACGGGCTCGCCGCGAGTCTATTCAAGGTCCGGCCCGATGTTCTGCTGTTGGTCTCGGGATTCTTTACTGACGTGGCGATCCTTGAGCAGGCGCGACAGCTCGGCACGAAGGTGGTTGTCCTCAATACCGAATGCCCGTATGAGGATGATCGACAGCTCAAGCTCGCCGAGCATGCCGATCTTGCCCTGGTGAATGACCCGGTATCGGTCGATCGGTTCGCCGAAGTCACCAAGACGGTCTACACACCGCATGCATTCCGTCCGCAGGTTCACCACCCGGGTCATTCGCGTTACCCGGCATGTGATTTCGCTTTCGTCGGCACCGGCTATCCGTCGCGCATGGATTTTCTGTCACAGATGGACCTGAGCGGTGTTGACGTCCTGCTGGCCGGGCACTGGTCCAACCTGCCCGAGGACTCGCCGTTGCGACAGTATCTCGGACACGCGGTCAATGAATGCTGCGACAATCACCAGGCTGCCGAGCTGTACCGAACGGCGCGCGTCGGAATGAATCTATACCGACGTGAGGCGAACGATGCCGAATCAACGTTCGGCGTGGCAATGGGTCCGCGTGAGGTGGAGATGGCAGCCTGCGGGCTCTTTTTCCTGCGCGACCCGAGGCAGGAGTCTGACGAAGTGCTCGGCATGCTGCCCAGCTTTACCAACCCGGGGGAAGCGGGCGAGCTGTTGCGTTGGTATCTCAAGCACGGGGATGCCAGGTGCAAGCTCGCAGAATCTGCGCGTGAGGCCGTCCAGGATCGGACGTTCACCAATCATGCGACCCGACTACTCCGGTTGTTCGAACGGCAACCGGTCAGCGCCTAAACAGAGAGAGGGCTAGCCGTGTCCCGTATTCACGGACGTAACGGCCGCGTCTATATGTCCCTGACGTCCGGGGGCACGGCCGAGCCGGTTGCATTCCTTACGAGCTGGACCATTCGCGCCGCCACTGACAAGGTAGACGTTACCGCGTTCGGCGACACAAACAAGATTTACGTGTCCGGCCTGCCGGACGCTTCCGGCGACTTCAGCGGTTTCTATGATGACTCGACCGTGCAGACCTACACGGCCGCAACGGATGGCATCGCCCGCAAGTTCTACCTCTACCCCTCGACTAGTACCACTACTCAGTATTTCTGGGGAACTGTGTTGGTGGACTTCGAGGCGAACGGCTCTGTTGGTGGCGCGGTCGAGCTGAAGGCTGCATGGAACGCGGCAAGCACGATTACGAAGCAGGGATAGTTCCTTGCCGCTCGGATTTGAGATCCGAGGCGATCCAAGCGAATGGCGCAAGCTGGCCGACAGGTTGGATCGCCTCGGACCGTCCGTGCTGGCTGCCGTGGCCGATGCGATCGAGCACGCAGCTCGACCACTGCCCGCAGCCGCTCAGAGGCAGGCGCGGCGGCTCCTGCCGCACCGTGGCGGCCTGGGCGAGGCGGTAGGCCGCACGGACATGCCTGTCATTCTCAGGCGCCGGAAGCGAGCGGCAAGCGTGCTCATCGCCGCCCGGTCCAATGCCGTTAAGGACCCCGGTCGGATCGATCGAGGCCGAATCCGTCACCCCGTATTCGGCCGATGGGTCGAGGACAGTGAGGGGTTTAAGGGCGTCCTGCAGGATGTCAATCCGGGTTGGTTCAGCCTGCCTATGCGGACAGCCTCACCCGCAGTACGGCACGAGATCGTCACGGCCATACACACAACTCTGGATCGTTTCTAGTTCTCCGGGGGAAGCATGATCCTTATCTGGAATCCCGAGGTGGGTGAGCGCCGGGAATGGGCATTCGAACCGGCCCGACTGCGCAGTGTAGAGGCTGAGCTGATCGAGGCCCAGGGCGGCTCGACATGGGACACGTTTCACGAGTTCTCGACTCTGTTCATGCGTGGACACCTGCGTGCGCAGCGGGCTGCTCTGTGGCTTCTAAGGCACAGAGATGATCCTGCGCTCACCTTCGCTTCCGTCGACGTGACGCCATATGAGATCACGGTGCTATGGACGGACGAAGAGATGGCACGCATTCGGGACGGCCTTCGGGAGAACCCCGACCTTGATGCAGACCAAAGGGAATACCTGCTGAGCCAGTGGGGCGGCAAGGACGATGAGGCGCCGGACCCAAAAGACTCGCCGAGCGTCTCGCCGCCCGAGATGGCTCAGTAACCGCACGTCGCATTAGATATCGCTGGCCCATGGCCCAGGTGCTGCACCTGACGCCACGGCAACAGGATGACCTGACCGTCGATGAATTCGATTCTGCTTGTGATTGGCTCGACTCATTAGGTGGGTGAAGAGTGACCGAGCGTCTCGGCTTTGAAATCTTCGCCAACGAAAAGGCATCGCCAGCGGTCAATCGAGCCGCTACCGCCCTACGCAAGGCGGCCATTGACGTCGAGCAGGCCCAGGTGCGAGTGGCCAAGGCGTCCGCCACGGCCGAAAGAGCGGTCAAGGAGTACGGGGCCGGGACGCTGCGGGCGCGTGAGGCGACGGTACGTCTGAGCCGGGCGGAATTCGACGCGGAGCAGGCAAGCAGGCGTCTCAAGGCGGCGCGCAATGCATCCACGGATGCACTGCGCGAGGAGACCACAGCGGAGGTCCGGGCGCAGCGGACCAGTGAGAACACCACTCGGCGGGTCGATTCCCTAAAGGAGGGATTCACCAAGGCCAGCGGCGCAGTCCTTGCGGTGAGCGGTGCCGCAGCCATATTGAATCGCGTTCTGCAGCAGGGATTGCAGATCGGCCTTATCAAGGCCAATGCGCAAGTTGCACTAGGTGCTGCCGGATTCGATCGATTGTCGGCTACGGCGAAGACTACTGCACATTCCCTGGGGCTGACACAGAGCGAGTTCCTGGGTGCCGCTGGCCAGGCAGCGATCCTCGCGCGCAACCTGGGCTTCGGTCAAGAGACCGCAGTTTCGTTCGGTTCCCAGTTGCCCGACCTGGCCAATCGGCTTTCGCTAATGAGCAACGGCACGCGCGATGCCGCCGAGATGACAGAGGTTCTCCGTTCCGCGCTGGCTGGGGAATTCGACCCGCTGCAGTCAGCCGGTATCGCCATTACGGCAAATACTGTCGCACTGAAGGCTGCCAGCATTCAAGCGAAGAACAACGGCAAGCTTTCGGACAGCCAGGCCACGGCACTTTCAGTCTTGGCCATTGTGACAGAACAGACGGCCCGACAGACCGGCGTCCTGGCGACAGAGCAGGGCAAGGCCGCTGTCAAAACTCAGGAAACGACGGCACGCCTGCGCGATCAATGGCAGCAGTTGGAAGAGATGGCAGCGCCGGCCATCGTCAAGGGCCTAGATACTTACGTCAAATTTGAGAAGACGCTTGCTGCGCTGACACTTGCCAGGCCGAGTGATTACAAAGCAACGGTTACAGCCATTTGGGATACCAACGCCGCAATAGCTGTCGGCGGCAGGGGAATGGAAGTCTACAACGCCGCGGTGACTGCGACCACCAAGGCTGTCAAGGGTGCGACATTCACCGAAGCTGATTACACCAAGGCGCTCGATGCGAACAACAATAAGCTTCTCATTCTGCGTGGCGGCGAGTCCGGTTACTACGCATCTTTGCAGGCGACAACTGACGCGCTGAAGGAAAACGGCCGAACTGTCGACGTTCACACCGCGAAGGGTCGCGCCAATCGGGCAGCGCTTGATCAGCAATCCGTGGCCGCAGCGGACTATCTGAAGCAGATTCGAGACCAGCGTTCACCCGCAGCGTTCAATAAGGCGCTTGACGTTATGCGGGATCGACTCGAACTCTCGGCCCGGAAGTTCGGCTACACCAAGGCACAGGCTAAGGCGTATGCGAATCAGATCCTTGGCATTCCGCACCTGGCCGAAACGAAGGTCACTACTCCTGGATTGACCCAGGCACGCCGCAGCCTCATCGGACTGAAGACTGATATTCAGTCGATCAATGGACGTACGGTCAGCATCACGGTTCGTGCGAATGGCAGCGTAACATCGCGCGTGCTCAATGCAGCGGGAAGGCAGATAGCCGCCACTACGAAGATGGCATCCGGCGGGTGGGTTTCCGGCGGAACACCCGGTGCGGACAGTGTGCCCGGGCTCCTGATGCCCGGTGAGTTTGTCGTGAACGCTCGCAGTGCCCGACGGCATGCCGGTGCGCTTGAGAGTATTAATCGCTACGCAGCCGGTGGCTTCGTCAATGTCAAGGCCAGCGCAGCGATACCGCCTCACTACGGGGCGCTGGTCAACGCTGGCGTCACGAACACCATGCGCAAGATGGCCGAGATTGGCCTCGGGTCGGTTCCGGTCGGCGGCCTCGGTAGCGGCGTGGCCCGCTGGTCGAATGTGGTGCTGTCCGCACTGTCAATGCTGAACCAATCGCCGAGCAATCTGGGCATCACGCTCAAGCGGATGCGTCAGGAGTCGGGCGGCAATCCGCTCATCGTCAACCGCTGGGATTCCAATTGGCGGCGGGGAACGCCGAGTGTCGGATTGATGCAAGTCATCGGCCCGACTTTCCGGGCCTATGCCGGACGGTACAGCTCGACCGGTCCGTTTCTCTACGGCACATCCACCAACCCGATGGCGAACGTGTACGCATCGATGCGCTACGCCCTGGCCCGCTATGGGTCGCTTCCGGCTGCGTACGGCCGCTCGGGCGGCTATGACAGGGGCGGCCTGGCGGTTGGTGCAGGCGCCATGCTCAAGGGCGTCAGCGCACCTGAGCGGGTGCTGTCGCCCCGACAGACGGCCGCCTTTGAGCGCGC